GGAGACTCGTGTGGAGGAGAGATGGAGTGTTGTTATCAAACTCTCCTGACTTCCAATGCATGGATGGATCAGTACACAAGAAAATAGCAGAGGAGTATGTTGATTATGTCGTGGCGTGTTTTGAAGAGAAGTGGGGTTCTAACAACTTTTGGAAGTTCATCGGCGAAATCTGGAAGAAACAATTGGTAGGTACAAAGTTCTATGTAGACGGAGACCAACCTTATGAGAACGATTCAGGTCTTCTCACTGGTTGTGTTGGAACAACAGGAGTGGATACATTCCTCTCGGCGACAGCTTTTGCCTGTCTCCTTGAGGCAAGACACCACGGCCTAGATCTCATGGATACTGAGAAGGTGGGGGCGTTCCTACTTTCTGAATTCGGATTAAAATTGAAAGGAACAACATACGAGTGGGACATAGTCCAAGAAGAGTTAGATGAAGGAGAACAACCAAATGCTCAAGAGTTCCTTGGAGTGCAGCTCAGAATGGTACAAGGTGGAAAACAACTGGAGGCAATTCCGTACAAAGAGGAGTCGGACCTAATTAGTCTGATTGCGAATGCTCGGGTGCCTGAGGAAATAAGAGATCAGAAGAAAACAACTGGTCGTGCTAGGTATCTATTTGACTGTGCTCGAGGGTACATGATCACTGCTGCATTCTTGCATGAAAAGACCTGGAATATATGTTGCAGGCTGATTGAGAACACAAATACAGAGATAATCTGTATGCGTGTGCAGACTGGAAAGAAAGTGAATGGTGAGTATACTGGTGATAGTCCTGAATTAAAGGAGTTGGCAGGAGAGGACTTTGAGTGGCCCTCCAGTGATGGCTGGCCAAGCAGAGATTTCTGTGTCGACGTCTACCTTTCTGAAGGGAATCGGAAAGGAGGAGCTTGGATAGATTGTGTACCTGCACTGCGGGAGAAGATGGAGGAGGTGAGAAAGTTCAGGAGTCTGGCGAATGCTGTTAGAGTTCCTGCTATGGTTGGGAAACCAGCCACAGGGTCTTGGGCAGATGAAACAGAGGCAGAACAGTCTCAGCAAAAGGTCACCTTAGCAATAGATCGGAAAGTTGATCCTCAGATTGATCATGAAGGATTTGTAAGAGAGTTCTTGGGCGAGAAAACCCCATTAATGAAGCCGGCCAAGTTGCCGAAGGAGTTCGTGAAGTACAGCAAGCAAGTGCAGGCGGTCCCCAAAGAAGAAAGAATAGCATCGGT